ATTTGGAGGTGGGGAATCACCTGGTTTACTCTAAGCAAGGATAACCTGGAGGAGTGAACATTCGGGCAATGCGAGTGGTACTCTGAAGAGTGTCAGTAAGCTCCGAAGGAGCAAGGCCAAGCTTTCGGACACGAGTTTCCCAATAATCAGGAACCTGGGAAACAAACCACTCAGCCATGTCCGCGAAATTCTCAAAGTCCTTGCGAACATGAGACATGGTGTGACGAGCGACGAGGTACATCAGGAAGGAATGAGCTTCCTTGTTGGTACCACAGGTGTCGAGGAGGAGACCACACCAGCGCGAAATAAAAACAGCCGAATGAGCATCAGTGTGGTTGGTAGTAATAGAACGGATGTAGTAATCCTTAACAGGTCGAAAAGGCATAGCCCACACCTTACCACCAAACTTACGCTCAACAAAGTAGCGCTTCAAAAAACAAGGGCCAACCTTGGTAAGCATAGTGCGCCATTTTTGGGTGACAGGGTCATAAGTTTCTTTAACCTCAGAAAAGAAATCGTTAAAGAAGAAGGTTTCATCATCTTTGACGGGAAGACCAAATGATGTCTTGAGGTAAGTCGCTAAAAACCCCACCGTAGGATCACGGTTGGCACCCAGGATGAACCTGGCAAGGAGATCCTTCTGCCACGCGATAATAACGTTGTCACCATAGACCTTGACAACCGGCATAGGAGTGCCGCGTGGAAGCTTATTAATGCGTTGGAAGTGGCGAAACGCACTCTTAAGAGCGGTGGTGACATAGAGGGTGTCACCAATCGAAGTGCCAAAGAGGCCTGAAAACATAACCCCGACGATAATGCGGTAAGAAAGACCTGTCCACTTGATAAGAGTGGCCGCAATGTCGTCAGCGGAATAGCACATAAAAGCGCGCAAAACGTTGTAGGTATGGGGGTCCTGTTTAGACTCATACATACACAACATGGAGGTGAAGATAAGAGTCAAAAGACCAGGGTGAAGGCGCTGGTCAAGCTTGCTGATGTCCGTACAGAACCAAGCCCAGTCATCATTCCACGCATTCATCTCGTGGGCGAGATGGTCAGCGCCACCGTTGGCCCACTTGTGGCCAATCGCGCAAAAGTCAGTGCCATAAAACATCTTAAATGGCTCAGAGAAAATCTCCTTATCAATCATAAGCTTAATCATGCACATGATGAAGAAGACACGGGTCTTAGTCTCCGAGGATTCAGGGTTACGGACCTCTGACTTAACAGCAATTTTGGCAGCAAGTGTGGGAAACCAATCGCGGTGGTATGGGTGTTCAGCGCTGACTGCATCGCGAACTTTGTTGGCAAGCGCATGAACAATATTGAGCGTGAAAGCGCGAG